TGTATATCACCCTCTACTTTTTTACAATCAATAAACTCTAATATGTCTGGGTGGTATACTGACATTACTGCCATGTTAGCACCATCTCTTTTACCACCCTGTGTAATCATAGATGATACTCTAGATAATGTCTGTAATACTTGTATTGGACCACATGCAATACCATGTGTTGTCTTTATCTTGTCTCCCTTTGGTCGTAGTTTACTTAGAGCAAAACCTGTCCCACCACCAAACTTTTGCACCATAGCAATGTCGTGAGCGGCTTTCATAATATCTTCCATGCTGTCTTCTAACGGTAATACAAAACATGCGGACAACGTGCCCTGTTCTGTACCAGCATTCATGAGTGTCGGAGAGTTAGGTATAAAATTTAACTCTGTCATCATGTCGTAAAATTCTTTAGTAGTTAACTCTACATCTGCATCTGATTTACCATATAATTTTTCAGAAGATGCAATAGCTTTAGCTACTCTTTCTAATAATGTGTTTGCGTTTTCTTCAGGTTCACCTGACTCGTCTTTTAAATAATATCTCTTTGACGCTACTGTTTCTGCTTGTTGTGTTAACGTGACCAAAATGAACCTCCTATGGTTACTATGATTTTTTATAATTACAATAAAGGCACAAACCCCTAGCCGGCACCCATAATGAAGGACCACAGAAGTCCTCTGTACAATTTGGATTGGGTGCTTCTAAGTTTTTGCTATTATCATTATACACCTTTTTATCGAAATCGATTAACTTTTCTGGCTTATTTTTATCTAAATTTGAATATTTTAATGAAGGATCTACATCATGTACAAAGTCTTGGAGATCACCTACAGTTTGCATGTTATATATCCCTGTTTCATACGCCGCTTGTAACGCCATTGCTATAGAAAAGAAAGCATCCCCATGACCCATTGGAGTCTCTGGAGCTTTTAATTCATTGTTAACTGATAGTATCTGTTGTCTCTGTCTAGTATCTCTAATTAAAAATAAATTACCTGAATGCACATACTGTTCAAATATATGTGCCATGTTGTTTTTAGACTTTAAACTAAATGATAAAGGATACCATGTTCGATCTAATCCTCTATCTTCTAATTCACCTCTCGTATTATCTATGTAACCTTTTGTTAAGCCGAAGTTTTCAGCAGCTTCATTTAAATATTCTATTTGTTCTGAGTAGTCCCAGCCATCTAACCAAGATTGATGTATCTGTTCTACTCTTTCGCCTTTTCTTCTAAATACAACTAAATGAGACGGGTGTCTTTTTTTACCCACATCAAACCCTGCAAATACATCTTCATCATCTGCAAAATTGTGTTTCATAGTTGTAGGTAAAGACCGTAAGTTTGCATCTTCACATTTCTCTATATCTTCAGAATCAAAATATGCCTCTGTATTGAAATGTGGTTGTAATAAAAACTCTGATGCAAACGATTTAGGTTTAGCTTTTTGTTGTTCTAATAACCATTCTTCACTATATAACTCTGGCATTAACACTCTTCTGCCCGGCTCAGGATCTAACGCTGGTAGTTTTCTTGTTACAAATCTATCATCTTTTTCTAACACCGTAAGTAAATCTCCCGGCATCATTGGTGTACCCACTATAACAACAGGGACACCTTGATTAGGTATGAATAAAGACTCTGTTAAAAAATGATCTTCAATCTTGTTCATTTGCCCTAATGCTAGTGGGCTTTCTGGATCTTTCAATATGTCATCGGCAATTAACGCCCCGTTAACGTGCATACCCCTTTTGAAAGAAAACAATCCACCATGCAATATTTCAGCACTACCACCATTACCTGTATCATATCTAAACGTAAAGTCAGCTTTTGGAGCTTTGTTGGTCATCATTTCTTTTAATATCGGGTTACGATTAACCTCTTTGTTTATTTCAGATATGTGGTATTTAGCCATCGTGTCACTATAAGATAAATATAGAATATTAGCGTTACCTTGTATTTTTAAACTTCTCCATATACTAAAAGCATGCCCAAGAATAGTAGATTTAAAATGTGCTCTAGGTAAAATTGCTAAATAATTAAGACCATCCTCAATACACTTTTCGACTTCTTCAGTAAGTTTACCTACATGCCATGCTTCAAAATACTCTGGGTGTTCAAAACCCTGAGACCATATGTCTCTAGTAAACTCCCAAAAACTACCTATAGCATACTTATTACTTTTTTCTAGTTTTTCTGCAAGTAATTCAAATGCTTTTTCATATGTTGTTAATTCATCACTCATTATCTTTTGATGCCATTAAGACTTTTAATTTAGCCGCTATTTTTTTAATTAATTCAGGATCATCTATTTCTTCTACTAAAATACCAACCACATCTTGAATAAACTGAACATTTATTAATCCCTCAGCAACTTGTCTCTCACCTTGTATTCCTATGTCTAAAGCTTTTACCGCATCAAAAGCTCTCTCAAAAACCAATGAATTTAATTCGACACCAGCTTTATCTCTTATACCTTTATATAATGCTTGATGCTCATCTTGCATTCTAGCGAGTTTATTTGATTCAGTTTCTTGCACTTTTTCCATAGCTTTAGCTTGCGTCTCTGCTTTTTTAGTTTTCCAATCGTCTTGTCTAACCCAAGCATATATGGTTTGTTCATTGACAACTACTCTATGCTCTGCAGAGATTTGTTGAGCTATCTCTTTAGCAGAATATTCATCTGCTAAATATAATTTAAAAGCTCTTTCTTTTACAGCTTTTGGAAACTTCTTAGGCATTACATGTATGCAGCATTGGACCATCCTGAATCTGCGTTCCCTGACTCAATGCTTCCTCCAAACGGGCTTCCATCTGATTGCAATAATTTACTAAAGTCCATACCACCTTTATTTTTATTACCAGCAGCATTAAAACACTCTGGTACTTTATGTTTGATTCCACTCGTTGTTGATATTGTTTTAAATTTGATCCCTATCTCAGCTTTAGCACATACGCCTCTTATCATTGCATCTTTTGGACCTAAAGGTTTATACTCAGGATTTTCTAACAATGTAGCTATCTGTCTTTTAGCCCCTTCTGGCTGCCTATTGTGCATACACTGATAATAATCACACCAAACAACCTTAGCATATTTTGCCTTAAACTCTTCTGCAGTCATCCCTTTAGGTAATTTATCTTCTATTTTATTATCTTTCGGTTCAGGTTTATCATAAAAATATGTTTTACCTTTTTGACCTGTAGTCTTTTTATAACCTCTAGGTGCTGCCATTTTTATTCTCCTTCACTGAGTACAATGCGATACACGCGGCATCAGCATAATCTTGTTCTGGGAAATTATCTCCCCACTTTTCTATTGCATATTTCATTATATCATCTTTTGTAGATTTGCCGCTACCTAAGATTTGTTTTTTCCAAGTCCCATTATCAACTAATGTGGTTGGGATATCACTTAAACATAGTGTTGCCCAAACAGCCCCCACCACTTCTGATAAAGTACGCACCACATTTCTATTCTGTGCAAATATGGGTTCTTCAATTACAGCGTAATCTACAGTATCTATGTCGATCTCTTCTACTAAAATTCTAGCGAAGTTATCCATTAGCTCTGGAAATCTGTCTTTGAATGCTTTTTTAGTGTTGCATTCAGCTTTGTAGATGTTTATTAAGTTTACATCTTCATCTAGTTCAACAATATGAATTGCTTTACTAGACGTGTCTAGCCCTAAATATTTCATAGTTCTATTGTAAAGGTATGTCTTCCTTTATAATTTGTCTAGATGTTAACTTATCATACACTTTATCTTCTAGTGTATCTCTTTTAAATACAGCTATAGTCGCTCCTACACCAACTGCAAGTGCTCCTACTACTGGTAAACTCTTTGCTATTCCTTTTGCTATGTCTTTACTTGTCATGTATTTCTCCTTTTGTTTATTCTGATTCTAATACTTTCATACCTAATGCTATAATTCCACCTGTACATCCTGTGGCTATCTCTGTATATCCAAAATATACCCCCACCGCACTCAAAAGTCCTAGCACTATGATTGCTAGAAATATTTGTGGTCTTAGTTTTCCCATCATATAAGTATCCTCCTACTATTATTATACTAAGTTTTAGTCAATTCCTTTAGTCCTTAGTGCAACAATTCTAGAAACAGTATTCCAACACTGCGTATATAATCTCAATCTACCTTCTTCATAAGTTTTTGCAGCTTCCATTTCAGTCATTTTTTTAAATAGATCTGCTAATCCTTTGTTAGTATTCATAATAATACCGCGTGCTTCATCTCTTGTCGGTTTTTTACCGATAGCATCTTTCATCACTTGAGCAAACGCTACGTTGTATCCTTCTTCAAACTGTGCCTGCATTGCCCCTAATTTCATTTGATGGCTCGCTACAACTTGTTCTAGGATAGCTTTATTACCACCATAGATCGCAAGATATGCTTCTAACTCTTTGTTACTAGCACTATTAACCTCACCAAAATCTAAAGTCTCATCAGCATTTTGATTTATTTCTACCCATGGAACAGGATGATCTTTACGTTCTTGCTTTGCAAAAGCAATTGCATCTTGATAACTCCATCGTTTTTCCATTATGTCCTCCTGTTTTTACATTTACAATACCACATTCCTGTACAATCTTCAGGCTCTATGGTCATTGTCATTATTTTTTTACATCTATCAAGTATATCTTCCCACACTTTTTTATCTCTGTCAACTTTAAATGCTTTTAGGTTCTGGTCATTCTTGTTTTCATACATAACCACACCGTAATCTCTGTCAGTTAAGTTAAGATATATTTGTAACTGTATCATGTGCTCATGTTTTGGGGCTTCTTTTAATTCTTTATAGTCTTCATCCTTAATTGTTTTAAGTTCTAGTAAGGCTTCTTTATACTTGTCGTGTTTAATTATAAAGTCTATACGTCCAGATATAGGGGGGTCTTCACTTTTTATAGAAACTTCATCGTCTATATATAACTCTGCTTTTTCTAGATACTTTTTCATACGCCCTTCAAACGTACCTCCATGATCAAATATTCTTTGTATTCTAGGTTTTATAGTATCCCAGTCTAAAAGTCCGTTGTATGCCATATATAGATATTTATCACAAGGATTACCAAATAACGATGGGTAAAACTTACCTTTTGATGGAGGACTGTTTTTTCTTTCAAGAACAGTATCTATAGATTTTAATAACCATCTATCTTGATTTTTAGTTCTTTTAACCTTCTTAGTCGTATTTAAATTATTTATAGCTTCAATGCCTGCCATATTTTTGCCTTTATATCTGTATAAGTCTTTTCTTTGATATGCACTATTTCAAATCCTGCTTCTTTTAAATAGTCATCTCGTAATGCATCTCTTTTTGCAAAGTGCCCAAACGGACCATCTGCTTCTATTATAACATTGATTTCAGTAATTATGAAGTCAGGTATATATTTACCTACAGGTGTTTGCCATGTGTATCTTAATCCTACTTCATCTAAGACTCTAGCTATCAGAGTCTCCTGTAAGGTATGACTCTTTCGTGGCATCTACAAGCTCCTCATATTTATCAGGGTTTTCTTTGAACCATGTAACTACTGCGTTCATACCCCTAAAATTTTGATCTTTATAATAATACATAGCACCGCTTTGTTCTACAATACCTTCTTCTAATGCAACTCTAATATACGTTTCTACCATATCTATACCACCATCAAACTTAAATGGTATGATTGCTTGTTCAAACTTTTCCCCGCCAAACTTATCTTTTAATAGTCTAGCGTTTATCTCAAACCCCATCCTATCTGCCATGTTCTTTGAGTTACTCTTGCCGGGTTTAGTTAACCAAGAACCTCTTGTAAAATGCATACAACAATGTGTAAAGTATTTCTGACCTTCTCCACCGGGCATAGTGTCCATCATCTGAACATTACCCATGGTGCCCCTAGTCTGATTAATCGCAACTAAAGCCCCACCATGTTTTAACTCAGGTATAAGTCTCATCAACATTTGGTTCCAAGTTCTGGATTGCCATGCGATAGGACTGTGACCAATACCATCTTCATGAGTAAAGATATCTGCTGGTACTAAACCAGCCACACTATCAATTACCACTATGTCTGCACCAGCTTGTAAAGAGTTCCTTACTGCTTTAAACGCTTCTTCAGATGTGTCAGGATTATATACCACCATTTCTTTGGTTTTTAATCCACTCTTAGTCATCCAGTCACTATCCCACGACTTTTCTAAATCAACCCACACGGCTACTCCACCTTCTTCTTGTACAGTTTTGCACAATTGTGAAGCAACGTAGGACTTACCTGATGAAAATCCACCAAATAATAAGGTGAATCTTTTTCTAGGTATCCCACCGTTTGTGATCTTATCTAGTTGTGGAATATTAAAAGGTATCTTTGTATATTCAAAACTAGTATCATCGCCTGTAGTAGCTTTTACTTTTTTATCATTAAGTAATGTGTTAAAAATTTCTTTTGAGGTTGATTTCATTATTTTTTATTCCTTTATATTTGCTTTAACTTTATCACGAACTGAGTCATAAAAGGCTTCATGTCTGCCTATTTGAGCAGATTTCCATCCTAAACTTGCTCCGTGCATTTTTATAGACTTCATAAAGTCATCTGAACATTTATTGAATATGTTTTTAAACTGATTCATGTTAATTGTCCATTGAGCTTTACCATCAATAATTTTAACGAAGTCTCTAAATGCTCCCAGTATAGGAACAGTCACTGCTTTAACTAGTAGTTGTTTATAACCTACTTGTAGCCCTGTTAATTCATAAGTATTGTCAGAAAAAGTCTTTGTTCCTTTAGTGGCAAAGTTGTTATCCTTAAACCCTTCTATTGTAGACTTAGTGTTTTTAACAAACTCAGACCATTTTTTTCCGCCTTCTACTCTGATGTACTCTTCCATTTCTAGCATTTGAGGGACTAATGATGCATAAGTCTCACCGATTGTTTCATCAGTAGCAAACTTATTTACATTAGTTGCTGTGGTAACGTAAGCTCCAATTGGTTCTGTAAACTTAGTTGTTTCTTTTTTTTGATTAAACAATGTAAGTAGTGATACTACATGTTTAATATCTGAAAAGCTATCTAACGCATCATTTCTTTTATTGCCGTCAGTTTCAGAATACCTGATCCAATTTTCAGCAGGATGACCTATTAAAACATCTTTAATACATTGAAATTTGTTTTGTTGATTAAAGATAGAAAATTGTTCAACTTCCATACCTTTATTCAATCCTATTGCAATTTCAAGTAATTGATCTTCATCAAAGTCACCTACAATTATATGTAGTTTAACCCACTCATCTATAAGCCGTTGCTCTTCTTGAACAACATCTGTAATGATTGAGTAGGTTTTAATCCCATCAGCAATGCCATAGCCTTCTGGCATATGCACTCCGTAAGTAGTTTCATTGTATTTTTCGATACTCTTAGCTATCATCGTGATACCCTTATTCTTGTATCCAAAAAACCCTTTACTTCCGAGCTCCTGTTTAGCAGTTTTTTTTACTGTCGCAGGCGTACCTTCTGGGTTTATTAATTGTTTATCCAAAATTTCATTACTTCTAATGTTTGGATCATTAGGTAAGTCGGGGGCAAGATCATTAAACTGTACTCTTGCTTCAACTTCATAACCTTCGCGGTTATCTGCTTGCAAGCGTTTCCACGCTTGGCTGTTTGGTATACGAATTGTATACTTTCTTTGTGAGGGCATAATTGCTCCTCCTTTCTGGAGCTACTGTAAAGTAATCTCCAATTGTTTTGTACGCCCAAAATCGGACCGTACATTTATATTATACCATAAACATTTAAATAGTTGCAATTACAACTCTCGGAAGAATTATAAATCTCGGAACTATAAAAGATCGTCTCCTTTTTCTATACGTCTTTCCATATTTCGTTTCTGTATAGCTTCAGCCCATGCCATGCATACAGCACCACACTGTATAAGTTCATCATATAAGTTTTTTGTATTCTTCTCGTAAACTTCTCTAGCTACTTCTCCAAACTCTTCAGCTAATATAACTGTCCAATAATCATCAGTATGATGAATTTGAGCCCCCCATTTTTTTTCTTGGTTTTCTCTTTCAGCTAAAAATTGTTCTGTAACAATAGCTCTAACGTGCTCACTCTCCATCCTTCTTTTTACCCTTCTTTAGGATGTTCCTAATTTCACCATCTACTTTATCGTGCACTGCTTTGTAGGCTTTATCTAAAGTTAATCCAGCTTCTTCTAATTGTTCTTCTATTGGTAGTGCAGTATCAATGTCATGTATTTCCATGTCCATTCGTGCATACTGATTAGTATCTAACGGACCTACTCTAAATGTAAATCCTAATTTAAGTCCGACTTTCGCCATCTGTTATCTCCTTTGCGATCAGCATATCTATATACTGCTTTGCTTTGTATAGGTCTTCAATACCATTTTCTTTGTATCTCCACCTTGTTATATATTTTACCACATTCCCCTCTGCAAAACCCATCTGATTGTCATGTATGTA